AATATCTCTAAGGCCGTTAGTATGTCTTCGGCATTTGTCCAATTACTCATGGGGATCTGAGTCGCTATAGCAAGTTCTACAATAAGCCGCCCTAGGCTTCCTCGCCTATGGCTTTTGGGTTATCGTCTCCTACTTCAAGATTGATTACAGACTCCATCCAGACATCAAGTGCCTTGGTTGGTTTGCCGCCTGCATCTCTTTTGTAAGCGCTATGAGAAACATAAAGAAGGTCATACATACCTGCAAATTCCTGGATCGATTTGCTAGTGGCTCTTTCCCATTTAGCATAATCTGGAGGAAATATGTCGTAGGTAATCTCTTCTTCACCTGTGTATGTAATTGTTATTTTCTGCTGCATTTTTTGTGCTCCCGTTTCTATTGATTAAGCGAAGGTTTCTACTACTTCACCTTTTGATACCTTGAATGAAAAGTCTACAGTCTGAGCGTCTGTTCCAGCGCCTCCTGCTGTAGGAAATTCAGGCATGATTGGGAATACGAAACTAGCACCTGTGACGGTTGTCAAAGTAACGCTGATATCTGTATCTGGCGCTGACTCTGCTGCTGACCATAGTGCCTCGCATACTGAACCACTCTTGCCCCAGTCAGCAAGCATTGAGAGATCGAAAGTACCTTCGATGTTTGTTGTCTTGTAAGCCTCGCCGTCAAGAGTTTGGTATGTCTCGCGTACGTTCATCTTTGTGAGAACTGCTGATGTTGCTTGGGCTTCGATATCTGTTCCACCTGTGAAAGATAGAGAAATATCGCGACCTGTGATTACTGTGGTTGCCATTATTTATCCTTTAGTTTGTTTGTGTGTAATAGGTGGAAACTCTAATATCGGCCACTAAGCAATTAGATGGCCCTACTTGAGTTACCGTAGGTTTTTCAACCGCTCCAATCGTGTACCCAAATGGGATCACTTTCAGAACACTTATGACGAGCTGCTCGAGGTTATCGAGTGATGCTGGGTTAGAGTTATATGCAACTGCAACCGAAACGACTAGGTTAATTTTTGTGTGAAGTGTGGTCTTACCAATAGTCTCTAGTTCAAGATATGGAGAATCTGGGACACACACCAAGAAAGGAACCATAGGAGACTCTGGCACGTAAGCGTATACGTTAGCGGCAACGTTAGCAAAGGCTGTGGCTAAAGGTTGGCGGACTGTATCTAAAATAGTGCTTGGCATTACTGCACCATGGTATCAGTGTCAATAAAAGGCCCTAGTAGCCCTGAGACACGATTAAAAAGACTGCGCCCTAATCGATATGGGCTGACGGTAGTAAAGTCGATTCCTTCGATCTGCCCACCCGGAGCGATACGAGACTGGAATACTTCAACCGATACTGCAAGGATGGCTGACTCAACGGCGCTCACTCCCACGTAGTTAGAAGCTCCTGAAAGAGTTGCAAGGCCTGAAGGTATTACATTTTTTAGAGCGACATCTGATGCTGTAATTTCGGCGGTGAAGATGTCATCATAAGAATACAAGATGGTGACAGTTCCATTAAAAGGAGAACCGCATCCAGTGATAACTACACTCTGGCCTTCTGTAAAATTGTTATCGCCTAAGACTTCAAAAATGGCGATGTTGTTGTCTAGTTCAACCGATGAAATGGATGAAGCGTAAGTTACCAGCATTGGCAAGATTACCGACTCGGCCGTATCAATGACATCCGTCAAATATGCGTCGTTATAAAGGGATGTAGAAACGCCAAGAATAGATCTCAGTTCTGAAACGCTAACTATAGTTGCCATCTCTACATCCTCTCTATTAAACGACTGGGGAAGCGATCGGGAGCAACCGCTCCCCCATGATTAGTTTTTGGTTATGCAACCATATAACGGTAAGCCGCAGCGCCAAGCTTTGTTGCAACTGCTCCATAGCCGTAGTAGCCAACTTGAACTTGACCTGTTGAGATCAAGTTAGTCTGCAGGCTTAAGCGAGGGCTCTCATAAAATGTGTATCCATCTGGGTTGATAACGATAATCGAATTATCGCCTGTACCGCTAAGAATACGAGACACACGCAAGTTAAGTCCTAGAAGGTTTCCACGAACTGATGTTGCTGTAAGTGTTCCACCTGCATTTTGTGGGTTAATTGTTTGCTGGAAAATTGGGCGACTTGAACCATCGACCAAGCCCATGAGAACGCCCCATTGATCAGCTGACACGAGGACGTTTTGTGCAAATCCCAATGTGTTTGAGTAGATAGAAACTGCTGCATCTGAAACTAGGTCTGCTACTAAAGCGCCTGTTGTTAGTGCTGCGCGGTTTCCGCCGTCTGTTCCGCCTGCGATAAGTGCAGTTCCGACTGCTGTATCTGTGGCCTTTGCATAAGCAAATTCCATCTGGCGTACGAGTTCAGCAAAAAACGCCGGAGAACTTCTGTCCAATAATTCTAGACTAAAGGTCTGCTGGCCTATGAACTTCTGAACTGCCACTGATACAAAGGCTGCGTTTTGATCTGTCTCTGAAGGTGTTCCACCTTCGGCTGCAATTGCAACTGTTGGTGCAACTGTGATTTTAGGAATTTCAAAAGTCATTCCTGCATCTGGAAGAGCGCCTGAAGAAATTGAATCTACTGCTGGACGATCTGCGTTTGAGATACCGTTGATAACTTCGGTAAGTTGACGTGTTGGTACGAGACCAGCGTTGTCTGTGAGGTCTGCTGCTGCTGCAACGTACATTTTTGATGTTTCGCTGCCTAGTGAAGCGCGGACTGAGTGCTCGAGATAAGAAGCCTTATCAACGATTGGATTACGAACAGTTGTTGAAATATAGGGTGCTGTCGCAGCCTTAACTTCAACCTTTGCGGCTTCTACCGTCTCAGCGGCAGGAGCGACTTCTGGAACGGTGTTAGACACTTGTTCTCCTTCTGTGGTTGATTGTGTTTCTTCCTGAGATGACTCAGAAATCTCTGTATCTTCTGCCGCTACCTTCGCGACCTCGGCTCCGGGTATCGCGCCGTCTGTAACAAGGCTTACCTCGATTAGATTGCTTGCGCTGATAGCCATTACGCCGTCTTTGTTATCCCATGCTTGAACATCTACGCCAACGCTAAAATCAGAGCGAAGCCCAGTTGCAGCTTCTTCTAATGCGTCATTTCCAGCGGTTGTTTTAGCGATCTTAAATTCTGCTGTGATTCCTGTTTCATCTTGTTCAAAGCTTACGAGCTTCCCAAGAGGACGAGTAGTGTCATGCTGTAAAACTAATTTGGTGTTCTTGGCCATAGTGATTGAGTCTTTCTCAAACATTGTGCGACCTGCTGAGGTGTTGCCTTCAGCGTTCCATGAAACGATGCGACCAGCGATGATGCGTGATTCTGCATCTGCCGCTGTGATTGTTACTGGCATTGTAATTTTCATTACATATTCTCCTTATTATCGATCAGGTCTTCCTCTTGTTGGATTTGTTCTATTGACATCGCGCCGATTCCATTAAGAATTTGATAGACCTGAGCGCGTTGAAGTGCATCTGTACGGAGGAACTCGTCTAATGAGAAACGGATTTCCCCGGTACTTGAGATAAAGTCTGGCATGGATAGGCGCTGTTCAATGGCCGTTAAAATTGGTTTCATAGAAAAGTCGATAAGCGAGCGACGTTCCGAAACGCTGTTGGAGTACGTCATGCTGGTCATTTCAGCGCTGACGAAGTATGCGGGAAGGTTGCAAGCGCGAGCCAATTCCAAAGCGACGTATTGACGAGCTTCATTGAGCTGTAGTTTCGCTGGATCGATACCCAACGCTTGCAATTCAACATCTGCATTTAAAAACGCGGTTGATTTAGTTAATCTGGCTGTTCTCCATGACTCAAGTAATTTAGAGATGCGCTCGGCTGGAAGGTTTGTACCGTTTGACTTGAGAACCTGTAAAGGTACTGGCTCTTTTGCAAAAGTTTCTGCTGCTTGCTCTAAAGCATGAGCGGCGCGAATTGTGCGACCTGCTCGGTTTAGGATCCCTTCATCAAGGCCATAAAAGACAACAAGAGAACCGACTCCCTGAGTAGGTACTACTGATCCGTCTACTTGGTATCCGACAATCTCGGTTTGTAGGCTGTTAAGTTGAGGGGTTACACGATCGGGAGCCACGCGAGTCCATGCGCGAACTCTTCCTGTCTCACCATACTGCTCAAGAACTTGGCCATAACCAATTCCGTGAAATAGTAAATCTTCTGCTAGCCATGCATAGATGGCTGAACCAGGGACACGAGGATCTGGCTGGTTAATAACTTGTGGAGTTGCTACATGAGATCCATTAAGTTTAGAGTATTGCTCTAATGGAAGTCCAGCAAGGGTTGAGCAAATAATGTTACGAGCTCGGGCAATAGTAGGAACCGCCATCGCTTGCTGACGGCTTGCTACTGATTGAGTAAAAGTAAATGGGTTAAATGAAGATGTGTTATTAAACGGCGCAGGCGTAGAAGCCGCATCTACCGTAACTTCAACGATTGGCTTTGATGTGAAAAGATCCCGAATTCCCATTGGACATATTATACACTAACTGTCCAGACATTATCCTATCTGAATGTCTACTTCCGATTCTCCGCGAGTCGCAAAGTGAGTAACCATCGCAGCCGCTACCGCGCCGCACACAATACCCGAAGCCTTACGCCCCATTACCCATCCGCCATCGCCCTTGTTAAGTTTTACCGCGCTTAGGACTTGCTTCGTCAGCTCTTCCTGATCGCCGTGCACTAGACGCATCGATGACACGGCAGAGACGAACTCATCACACGATTGTTGATAATCTTGCCCTCCTATTTCATACATTGGAATACCTGCTGGCTGTAATCTTGCCGCTACTGCTCCTGCCGTACTCTTAGAGTAGGCCACTTGATTAACTGGGAATTTACGCACCCAGTAGGCGATATCGTTAGCCATTTCTTTATCGTCTAGGTTTACTGGGTTAAACCAAGTGTGGAGAAGTGTCACCATAAACTTATCCCCCTCAATTCGCTGGCCAGCGACCAGTGAGCCGTGTTTTCTGTCTGGGCTAAGATCGATCGCCATCCAAGTATCCTTCTCATCGGATAGATCAGGTACGTCTCCTTTACACTTCTTCCATTCGGCCTCGGATATCACGGGATTAATCATGCTTACAAATTGACACAATATCTCGGTGCGGAAAATGTCTTCTCGATCGGATAACGAGTCTTTGATGTTGTCTTCATGAACTGTGTGGCCTAAAGACGGGTTACTTTGATACCACGCTTCCTTATCTGTGATATCTGCACCGGGGACTGCGCTCCACTCGAACCAGCCGATAGAATCGTCAGCGCCTTCACTTGCTGCAAGTCCTCGCTCTCTAAACTTGAGCAATAGCACCGAGTTAGCATGGCCAGCATTTGAATAAACGTAACTCTGAGGGTTTGGATTAGACATTTGGGTAAATCGCATCGATGACCAAACATCCTCGGAGTCAAACTCTCGTAACTCGTCAATATGGATAACGTCAGGCCCGGCAATTCCACGAGCTGCTGAATTACCTGCTCTAATAAGATATCTAGCGCCATTCTTGAACCGCATTTCTTGCGATCCCTTGCTCTCGTACTTCTTATCAAAGTTATCTAATAGTAATTGGCTCTCCTCGATCATTAGGCCGACTTTGTAAAAGATCTCCGCT